TGTGACATTGGACTTGCTGGTGCTGCTGGCGGTGCATATCCGACTGTTTGAGTCGGGAATGCTCCTGGTTGAATTTGTGCTAATTGTTGTCCAATCAATCCTAATTGTGTGAATGGTTGGAATTCTTTTTCTCTAGCTGCAATTTGTGCTGCGTCTAGTTTAGCTTGTTCGAATCCTTGTTGTTGTTGACCTAGTTGACTTTGATAAGTTCCAAGTCCTTGTTGTGCTTGCATGTCTGCTTGGGCTGCTGCTTGAGCCTGTTGAAATCCTTGATTTAATAATTGTGCTTGTAAGTTAGCTCTGTTCATTTGTGAACCTCTTAACTGTTCAGCGGCCATAACTCCTTCTCTTCCACCACCATAAGCTCCTCGAGAAATAGCTTGATCTCTTAAACCTTGTGCATCGATTGCTGCTTGTCTATCAAACTCAGCAAGAGTTGTGTCCATAACTTGTTGCTGATAAGGCGACATGTATGGTTTGTATGCATCCGGTCCAACGAGTGAAGTTAATCCAGCGGCAGCTTGTGCGGCTTGTTTTTGAAGAGCATCTTGAGCAGCTACTTGAGGATCATATTTAGATGTATCAATACCTGTAAAACCTGCGGCAGGTATTGCACCTTTTCCTAATTTATCAATGGATTTTAAAAAGGCTGTAAGTGAACCTTCTAGTAAGGGTGCCGGTTTCGTTACCGTTGTTTGTATTGTATCAAATTCCGATGCCATTATGCTCGTGCCTCTAAGTTATTCATTAAATTATACATTCGTCTTGCTCCTTCATTAACACTTCCACCACCCGCTGCTCTAACTGCATCAGCAGTCATTACAAATTCATTTTTAGAAAGTCTAGCAGGTACATCATCTGCTCTTTCTCTTGATCCCATAGGTATCATTCCTCCGCCTCTATAATCCATTTCTTTACCTCTAGGTAAAACACTGGCTACTCCACCTTCTTTAGCTGTCATTCGTCCTTTTATTGTCTCTTGCATTTTAACATCTGCAGGACCTTTCCATTGATACTTGTCTCTATAAAATCTTTTTAATTCATCTAAATTATTTGGTTTACGTTTAAATTTAATAATAAATTCTTCTACTAAATCTTCCATAGGAATATCCATTTCTTGTGCAAATTTAATATTCTCTTTTACTTCTACATCATCAACTTGCTCAACAGCTGAATCTATTCCACCAAAAGCTAATCCTACTCTGCCACCTTTTTTTTGAAGTATTCTAGGTATTTCAATTTCTTTAATTTTAAAAGTACCTTCCTCAGTTTCTTCTGTTTCTAAAGGTGCAGGTTTAACCTCTCGCTCAAATAAATCTATCCATTCACCATCCTCATTAATATAACCTTCCTCACCTTTATAAGGCTCTGAAATTCTATAGTCGTCTATATTTAGAATATCGGCAATACCAGCATAACCACCAGATTCATTTACTAATCCTCTTTTAGGCTTAACTGCTCCACCAGCTTTATATCCTGCCGCTGCAATCGCATCTAAAATTTCTTCTTCTGTAAAGCCATAAGCTTCCATCGATTGTCTAATAGCTAATGCTCTATTGGAATCCTCATCATCATCACCACTTCCTTGATTTCTTTCAAAATCTCTTTCAGCTAATTTAGCTTGGTTGTAAGCAGTGTCCATTGCTCCTTGAGTAAGAGGAATTCCAAGTGCAGCCGCTGTTTCCATATTTAATCCAGGTGCGACTCCACCTTTTCTTAGTATATCACCTAAACCACCACTACCTTCTGCAGCGGATAAATAGTCAGCACCTTTTTCTAAATATCCTAAACTTTTGTCTAACAATGCATTTTTTGCTCCTAAACCTGCTTCAGGATTTAATGACTGTGCAATATCTGTTCCTCTTAATTTTTGAATTGTATCACTAGCTCCTGGTGCACTTAATGCTCCAATACCACCAGACATTAAAACAGATAATAAATTTGCGTCTCCTTCATTTCCTTCTTGTGCTAATTGTGAAGCTAAGTTTGCTCCTCCCGATAATAATCCTCTTCCAAGCATTGAACCAAAAATACCTGTAGTAGGCATTAACATCGGCGCAAACGCTGATAAATAAGGTAAAGCAGGCTTTAACTCATTAGGTACTATTTTATCTAGTACTTTGGAAACTGGTTTGAATATCTTTTTTAAAAATCCCATATTTTATCTTTGTATTGTAAATGAAAAGCAAGTTTGCAAAGCTTGTAATAATGCTATTGTATCACAATTTACTAACTTTTTCATCAATCGTCAATGCTATTTACTAGCAGAACCTAAAGGAATTTCTGCTATTCTTAGCTCGACATCCCTCTTAATGTGTTCTTTTTTAGTAGCAGTGTTAGCATCATTTACATCATCATCCGCTTCTTTATCTGACTGGTATTCTTGCCCAGTTTCAGTATTCGTCAGAGTGACCCATACTTCAGGTTTGATGAAAGGTACATCCTTACCATCTAACTTTTCATATTGTATACTTGCTTCTTGTTCTTTAAACGACATGTTATTTATCCTCCCTATTAATTTCTAATAAACTTATTGTTACATCTGGTCCAGTGATATCAGATAATAATTTTAATGTGTCTTGTTCTTCTAATACTAGAATATTAGTAACAAAATCCTCTTTTGCATATTGAGCTAATGTCCCATTTTTTTCATAAACAAAGTCAGTCCCACTCGCATAATCTCCAATCGTCAGAGTAACATCCGCGGCCCCCGCGCCGTTATTATATACATGGATAGACTTAACTAAAGCTCTTGAGTTATCAGGAACAGTGTAAGCAGTATTAACAGTTGCTGCTACTAAATCAGTATTTATTTTTCTATATACATTAGCCATTAAACCACGTAAACCTTTCTTGATCTTCTTTTAATTGAGTTAAAAATGTTGAATTTAATTGTTCAACTATTAAACTAATTGATCTATTAATTTGTCTTTGATTATCTTCAGTGTATTCTTTTTTAGGTTCTGGTAATCTTACTACAATTTTTGTCATTATCTTCTACCATCCGGTTGTAAATCTACTTGAAAAGTTCCAAATCTCCAGTTCTCTCCAGCATTGGTATTTTCTATTTTTAAATTTGCATATCTTCCTCTTGCTCTAGTATCTATATGAGTTGTAGTTGGAAGAACTGTAAACGGACTGTAGGTTGACGCCACTTCATCTGTTGCTGGATAATCAGTTATACCTACTGTTATGTTATTACTTCCACTTAATACTTTAAAATTCGGTAAAAACCTACGCATAGCTAGAAATACTTCACTCTGTTCTGCTTGTAAAGAAAAACTAAAAGATTGAATAAATGAAGTAAGTTTAGTAGTAGATCCATTAGGATTAACTTGATCTGTCCCCGTTTCGTGTTCAAAATAAACGGTTTGGCCTAATCCCGATTCGCCAATAATTGATGGAAAAGTTCCAGAAGAAGTACTGTTAAATTGAGTAGCGTATGGTCGTGGATATATTAAAGTATCCATCCAACTTGTTCTATTAAAATTAGTATTAGTATTTGTATACCATGTACCTAAAGGTGGTTGTTTTGCTTCTCCATAATTATAAGCAACTGATCTGTTATTAAAATCAGAACCAGAGCTTGGGTACCACCAAATAACTTCTGTAAATAAATTATTTAATCCGGCGCAAATTTGTTGACCTTTAGTTGTGTCTACATCATCAAATACATAATCTTCAACCGCGCAAGGCAGTGAGTTAACAGTACCATCAAATGCAAAAAAACCATTGTTAGACATCCAATAAGCAACACCATCAATTTCAATACAAGAATTTTTACCTATTAATCCACAGTTTGTACCAACCTGTTCAAATCCAAAGGTAAAAGGTGCGCCAACAAATTTCATAGTGTAAAGAGCATTGTCTGTCCAAATCAAAATATTTTCTTTAGCGATCAACGCTCCGACAATTTTAGTTCCATCTTGTAATCTTTGTGTACCTGCTGAGTTAGTAGCAAGTGGTGTGTATTGGTTTAATTGTTCTGCGTTAGAAAATCTAACGAACATATCATCTTGTGTTGTT